GTTTCGTCAACGCTTGCATGGTGATGTTTGGATGTGGCGCAATCCACGTTGCCAGCCACGTGAACTGCGAGATATTCTCGTAAGTCTCGAGCATGCAAGCGACCAGTTCAGTGTGCGCTTGCGTGCTGTGGAAAACAGTGATGATTTTTATGCTATTTTGGCTGTAAACAATGAACTGGTGGCCCGCACGCTTGCATGGAAAACCATGCAGCACTGGCAAAAGTGGAGTCGACAGGAAGAAACTCAATATCTAAGAGAACAGCGTGTTAAGTTTGAACCAAAAGTCAGTGCTGATGGTAAAACTGTAAAAGTGAGAGTGAAAGTTAGTACTCTAGGCGATTAAACTTCGCGCACCAAAGTAATGGTGCGTCGTTTTACTCGTTTGTTTAACATTTCACGTAGATTTACTGTGGGACCTTGAACTACACGACTTTCTTTGCTTGCAAAAGTTTTTAATACGGTTCTAAACTCTTGAAAGTCTTGCCCCATAAACAAATTTATGGGGATATTTCTGTTGCTTTCCCACCACCAAGTTTCACCACAAACTAGAAACCTTTTCTTGCGGACATCAGTCCAGTTGTCATCCCAAGCATAAATGTTGATAAACTGTTGATCAGCTTGTTGAATGATTCCTAGATACTCGTTGTTGAGATATTGCACTACACTGAGAAAGGGATATCTTTGTTGCAAGTCGGTTAGTTCCTGTGGTGTCATAGCAGTTTCCTTGTAACAGTTCAGCTAAATACTTATCAGATTAATCACTATTTTATTCATGATATGTCCACTATTACCCTTTATTCTTATCAACAACAGCTATATTGGATGTATGATGCACCTGGAACTTTCCTGCAGACATGGCCCATGATTCAATATAAGCAAAAAATATACAAAGGCGTTACTAACACCCTGCAAATGCTGGTGCGTAATGTTGATCGGAGACCTGTGGACATTACCGGTCTCACTCTAACTGCTCAAATGATTAATGTGGAAACACAACAGACAGTTTTGGTTAAAAGTGTCACAACTACCAATGCTGCTCAAGGCCAAGCTGTAGTTGACATACAAGAAACTGATATTCAGTTTTTGCCTTTGGGATTTTACAATATTCAGCTTACCAGCACTGATGACAGCAATGTGCAACGTTTTCTTTACAGTGATCAATATCAAGACATTGATGTGGCAGTGGAAATTTTAGCTGGCACTCAACGTGAACTTGTTCCAGCCACAGTAATCACTAACTTCACACCCACACCGCTCAACTGGTGGACTGATATTTTATACGTGAGTTCCAGTTTACCTGGCAATGCACAAACAGGTGAGACTTCGGGGACTCATACATGGGTGGTTTACACAACCAACTGGTTGGGCAAGCTTTGGATGCAAGGCAGTTTGACAGAAAATGTGCCCACAGATAACGAATGGTTTTTCATTCCTCTAACAGCTGACACCAACTACAAACAATGGACTGGCGACGATCAGCCCACAATATGGCAGGGCAGCACCACACAAAATCTCTACTGGGTGCGTTTTGTTTATCAAAGTGCTCTTGGCAACACAGGAACGTTTGACAAAATACTCTACAAAAGCTAAACCATGTAATGGTATCTGTAGCAGATGTAGTTGGTCAATGGATTCCTGCGCGAGCTAGAACCGCTAGTAAAGGCTGGAAAAGTGCAAATGCAGTATGTTGCAGCCATCGCGGACACAGGCCTGACACTCGTGGTCGTGGCAACTGGTTGATTGATGGACAATCACACGTTTCCTACAGTTGTTATAACTGTGGATATCGTTGTAGATATACAGGTGATGGCCTAACTGACAGTTTTCGCATGCTGCTGTCGTGGATGTCTGTTCCACAAGAAATTATTGACAGTTTAAAAATGCACGAGCTGCAAAAAAGCCTTGAAGGCAGCTCGAGCACAGATTCTCTTCCGGCCATTACGTTAGACGTGAAGTTTGAACCTGATGCTTGGCCCTTGAACAGCCAGTTAATGAGTAAACTTGTCGAGGAAAACAATCAAGATCCTGATTTTCTACAAGCTTGGCACTATATCAATCAGCGTGGCTCTAGTATCATGAGAAACAGTGAATACTTTTGGTCACCTCACGGGGGACGATGGAAAATGAAACACAGAGTTCTCGTTCCCATGAAAGATCACAAACAAGCCACAGTGGGTTACAGTGCGCGATGGGCAGGAACCCCACCTACTGGGCAGCCTAGATATGTCAACAGCAAGTTGCCCACAGACTATTTGTTCAACAGTCATGTGCTGTATAATAGCAGACACTTTGTGATTGTAGTTGAGGGACTTTTGACTGCCATAAGTATTGATTGTGTAGCTGTCATGAGCCATGTGTTAAGTCAAGGGCAAATATCTCAGCTGCAAAAATCTGGCAAACAAATAATCATAATGCCTGATCAAGAACAACAGAATCAAGACTTAATTGATCAAGCATTACAGTTGGATTGGGCTGTGAGTTTCCCACAATGGGAAAAATCATGCAAAGATGCAGCAGATGCAGCTCAGCGTTATGGTGAGTTGTTTACAATAAGAAGCATAATTCAGTCTCGCACTACAAGTGATTTGAAAATAGGCGTATTACGACAGGCCATGGGTAAAAACAATGGATTCTAAAAAACACGAATACAGCGAGGCCAAGCAAAAGCTGTTGATTGATATATTAATGAGCAGTGAGGAAGTTTTTATTCGCTGTCAGAATATTCTCAAACCACAGTATTGGAATCAAAAGTTTCGCAAAGCCATCAAGTATATTTTGGACTATGTTGATGATCATAAAGCATTACCAAAAATACAACAACTCAATGTTGAGACTCAAAGTAACTTTGAGTTGATTCCTGATATCAACACACATCATATTGAAGCCTTTTTGCAGGAAATTGAAGAGTTTTGTAAAAATCGTGCATTGGCTGAAGCTGTGTTATCGGCAGTGGATCTTATTGAAAAGGGCAACTATGGTGAAGTAGAGAAACGAGTTCGCGATGCCATTCTCATTAGTTTGGTAAGTGATGTAGGCACAGATTACTTTGCCGATCCACGCGAACGTCTTAATCGTATCAAAAGCAACAACGGACAAGTAAGCACAGGCTGGAAAACTGTTGATCAGAAACTATATGGTGGTGTAAATCGTGGTGAAATCACTATTTGGGCTGCACCCAGCGGTGTGGGCAAAAGTTTGTTTTTGCAAAATCTCAGCTTGAGTTTTGTTAAACAAAAACTCAACGTGATTTATATCAGTCTCGAGCTCAGTGAAGAACTAACCAGCATGCGAGTGGACAGCATGTTGACTGGCGTAGCAACTACTGATATTTTCCGTAAACTTGATGACGTGGAAATCAAAGTCAAGCAAACCAGTCGTTCATCAGGAACTTTTCACATCAAGCAAATGCCACAAGGCAGCACAACCAACGACATCAAAGCCTATCTCAAGGCATATGAGATTAAAACCGGGCAGCGAGCAGACGCCTTGATTGTGGACTATTTGGATTTGTTGTATCCCAACAACAAAAAGATCAATCCCAGCGACTTGTTTATCAAGGACAAGTTTGTTGCCGAAGAGCTTCGCGGCTTGGCTGTGGAGCGTAAAATACTTTGCATGACAGCCAGTCAGCTAAATCGCGGTTCAATCAACGAGCAGGAACATGATCAAAGCATGATTGCTGGTGGTATCAGCAAAATCCACACAGCAGACAATGTTATCACAATCTATGCCACACAAGCTATGAAAGAACGTGGACAATACCAAATCCAGTTTATTAAAACACGTAGCAGCAGTGGCGTGGGCAGCAAGTTGTTTTTGGGCTATGATCCAGCAACACTGAAAATATTTGATCTTGAAGATCAAGGTCAAGTGCAACAGGCACAGGCAGGAGTGGTTACAGATGTGCTGGCTGATCTTCGTAGAAAAAGCACACAACCTCCGCCCAAATCAGATACTCAACCACCAGTTGCTGCAAGCAAAATGCAGGATCTCAGCAAGCTAACAAGCTTGATACGACGTTAATTTTTTACATCAGTTTCCCATAAATAAAGCAAATGTTTTTGCTTATGGGAAACTATTTTGAAGTCTAAATCTAGCATTCTTGAAGAACTTGACCGGCACATTGGCAGCCGCAACAAACACAGTGTTATAGAAAACCGTGTTATTCATTTAGTTGCCAACATGGCAAATCTTTGTGAACAAATCCGTATAACTTACAGTCAAGATCAAGCAGATGACTTGATTCGCCGTCTTCAGCGTGCGTTATTGACAAATGATGACAAAAAGTTCACCCGCAAAATTAGCGAATATAAGAATCAAGAGAAGTAAATCCATGACCCAATCACTTGCTGTTTATGAAGACATTCGCAAAAATATAAATTTTATTGATGAAATACAACATCAAGAAGTTGATGAAGCCCTGGGTGATTTGGTAAAAAAAGCCAAAACGTATTGGGCTGGCCGAGAAAAACGCGCAGGACAACGTGACCTTAACTATTATGTTAATCAAAACTTCAAATGGTTGGGTTTACTAATGGGTCAGCAAGACCTAGATTACACTACATTGAGTTTTGGTAACATGCGTCATTTTTTCAAAGCACCAAGAAATCGTATTGGCTTGGATGATGCAGATGTTGATAAAGTTTTTGCCAACGTTCAAAAGCAGTTCAACTTACCTAATACCAACGACAACACTAACATAAATGACAACGAAGCTGAAAGTCAAAAGATTGTAAAAGGTCTTTTGAAACAAGGCATTGTGCTTGGGCGGTCCAAGCAAGGGCTAGGCGACGGTTCACAAAAAGCACTAGGTGCCAGCAGTGCAGCTAGTACTCCTGCTGCCGCAGCTGGCAGCCCTGCCGCTGATCCTGCATCTGCATCCCAACCGCCCTCCACGGCACCTACAGCGCAAGCTACTACTACTGCTGCTGCTACCTCTCCTACTCAAGATAGAAAAAACCCTGCTTATCTTAACTATATTAAGGATGGCAGGTTCTCAGGTGAACCTGCATTAGTTATGAATATTGAAGGAAGGCCAGTCAATGTCTATAAGGTAGCTCCAAGTAAACTTACCCCTGCAGGTTGGGCTTTTCTTTACCCCGATCGGGGGTGGGAGTATCCTAAAAAAGGTGATTACTATGATAAATGGTTTAATGATCAATGGGCTGCTCAAACCATGCAAGAATCCAATGTAGGAGCCGAGAAATCACACAAAGATGACCTGCTAGCTGCACAGCAAGCTGAGCAGCAAGGTGATAAAGCCCTACAGTATGAAAAGCTTGCAGATTACCATGAAAAGTTCAGCAAAATCAACAATTTAAAATCTGCTGATCGTGTTCACCATACAACACAAGCAGGCATTTATCGCCGTGCTGCTCAAGCTGTTCGATCAGCCCAAGAAACTTTAGCCAAGAGTTCAAAATGAAACTATTTCAAGATTTGAATCGATACGTAACACAAAATGCCACAGTAAGCTTGGCTGGTAACATTCCAGTTAATGTTGCAGAGTGTTCTAATACTATTTTCCAAGGCTTGCTTGCCTTGCATGTTTTACGCCAAGAGCCAGAAAGTCATCATGTAATAAGAGAATACGCAGAAAATACGCTGCAAATAGCCAACAGCACAGGTTTGTATGAGTTTTTGCATGTCATGCATACTGAAGTATTACGTGAACATGCTAGAGACGAAAAAAGTTATTTTACAAAAAGCGAAATTGATCAACAGATCCGTGTTACTCACGAATTTCTGCATGCATGTAGCGAGGTAACCTATCAGCAGTCCATGCAAAATCAAAGATTATTGCAGTTGGAGAGCAGTTATAAAATCACCAGCACTGCTGATAAAAAACTACGTCGTGATGTTGCCAATTGGCAGAAACTTGATGCTGACACACGCTGGTCAGTGTGCCAGAAACTTTGGGAAAACATTCATCGCACACAGGGCTTGCGTGACCTACGCAACTGCTTGCGACGTTATGTGCAAGAACAAAAATGGCCTGCTCCTGTTACTGGAGAAAAACCACCTGTCAGTGCTGCCAACCGCATGCAGTTGCTGACTCGCCTACCAGTTGTGAAAGAAAACCTAGAAGCCAGTCAAGGCGTTAAAGATCTTGAACATGCATTGACTAAAACACAAGATCACAGCTACGACCACATTGATGGCATAATGAAAAAAATCAGCGCCAAGCTGGGAATAACTCCACATGAACTACACCAGGAGTTCAAAAAACAACACAGCATGACTCCTGATGATTGGGTGAGAATAGCCAATGTTCGTGCAATAAGAGAAACTTCCAGTAGTGGTGGAACCAGCGCCGGAGCAATAGCCAGTGTGGCTAATCCCGTGGGCAAGGTCAACCGCCGCCCCAGCTTGTTTGGATATGTTCCTGAAGACTCTCGGCCACCCAAAAGAAAGAATATATTTCAAGTTGGCGATCAAGTAAAATCAAGATGGGGAGACAGAAAAGATGAAAAGCCTCACACTATTACCAAAATAGATGGGGATTTCATCCACACAGATGAACAAAGTTTTTTCAATCCCGAAAACTCCCTGTTCCATCATGAGAACTTTGTTCTTTACAAACGCCGACAAGACATGTGAAACCCGCGTGATTTGGGCAAACCTAATAAATACTCATGCAAAAATATACTTGCACTTACAAGGAGAATAAACAATGACTGATCGCGTAAATGGATCTACATTTGCAGGTGAGTTCCTAACTGGCAACATGGATTTCTTCACCCTGTTGACACTTGTGCCAGTTGGACAAACCAATGTAGTAACACCAGTAGTTGATCTGCCCAGCTATCAAACATTTGCTAGCACTGGCGTGTGGACCACAGTGTCTGTTACAGACAGCAGCGGTACCGCAACAAGCTATGCATCAAGGGACGCCTATTTGGATGCTTTTTACAAGCAACTAAATCTTGACAACTTGATTCGCACATTTTCTATTCGTGCTAATCCAGTTGCCATCAGTGTTAACAGCATAACTGGTAACATTCCCGGCACAGCAACAGCAATCAATGCAAATACAACAACTTTGTGGGCATTTTACGGGCTTTACAACAACATTGCCACACCCACACAAGTATTTGGTAACGCATACACAACTGGTAAAACTTTCTATAGTGCGCACGTTGCTACAGAAAAGACATTGCTGTGGACAGCTGGTACTAACAGCAACTTCAGTACTTCAACTGCTGCTGACAACACAAATGCACAAGGTTACAACATCTTGGCAAGCAATAGCCTTTATCAAGGATTGGATGGCCTTACTGCATATGACACTCAAAGCGCTCAAGTGCTTAGCGGAAGTGCTCAAGGGTCTGATGCAACCAACTACTACTACCTCAAGAACACTGTTCAACCCTTTGTTACAACTTGGAGTACTAGCAGTATTACTATTACAAACACCATGGCAGCACAAGGCTTTGTGCTCAACACAGTGGGCGTGTAATACTTTTCCACTAGGACTAAAGGGCGCTTTTGCGCCCTTTTTTCTTGATGTCAAGTTCACTAACTAAATACTTGACGTTCAAGGAAAAACATTATGACACAATCAGAAAACATCGTAAATGAAGGGGTAATGGGCAACTTAACCACATTAGACCCCTTGGGTAGAATGTTGCAGCTGGCTGGAGTTGATGCACCTGCAGAAACTTTACAAGAAGATGCCGCCAGTAATACCATTGATCAACTTGTTAAAAGTGCCATTAACCTTCCGCAATACAAAGGAAATGCCGAAGCAGCTAGATTATATGTTATTGGAACGTTATTGAGTGCCATTTATCAAAATGCTCAAGCACAGCCATTTCAAACTGTGCAAGCACAAGCAAAAACCAAAGCTCTTACGGCATTGGGTGCAATAGGTGCAGACTTTATAAAAAGTTCACAAACAGCCGTTAAACCCACCGCTGCGCAGCCTGCACCTGTTGGTGCAACACCAAGATGAAGTTTATCGAAATAGCTCGGGGCGTGCTGCAACCCATTAGCAATGAAGAATCCGTGGTAATTGAACGGGTTCGTGGAAGTGAAAATGGCGTTTGTTTGCGTCGAGCATTAAATGAACGTGAACAGGAAATAGCCCGACAACTTTGTCAGCGTGGCCTCTTGACAAGACTGCAAAGTCAAGGCCATATTTACTATGGTTATCAGGAGCATAAATCATGACCGTTAGCGAACAAGAACGCAACTACATGCAAAATCTGCTGGATATTATAGATGGCAAATCCCCTACAAGTGCAACATCTTCTCCCAAAACTCTCAGTAAACCTCTAAACGAAAGTGTGCAGCTGGCAGGTCCCGGCCAAGTAACATCAGCTGATGTGCAAGCTATGCATAATGTGCTCAGTAAACTGGAACATATTACTGATGATTTGGTTCAGGATCCTGAACCCAACCAAGAATTCCGCCAAGCTCTACAAGAGCAACGTAATACACGTGGAATAAGTGTGGGAAGTTGGCAGATTGCTGTTCATGAAGATGCTGCTCGCCTAGCCGGAAAACAATACTACAGTATCCATCACACACAAACTCAACAAGTAATAGCAAATGACATCAGTCTTTATGAAACTGCGTTGGGCGTTGCACGACTGTTAAACAAAGGCGAAATGGTCAACAGTTGGAAAGTTCGCGAGCTGTTTGAGCAAGATGATACCTATACCAGTCATAAAATTGATGCACACAGGTTCCGCATCCGCAGTCGCAAAACACGTGATCAACATCAACGTCAACTATACGAAACCCGCATGCAAGCCAGCAGCGATCGCGCTCAACAAATACGTGAGCAACTAAAAAAACACTTGCCAATCTAGTGGAATTTTAAAAAATATATTTCCCTGCTGCCGGTGTATAAATACAAATCAGTTAGCATACCCAGGCAGCAGGGAAATATTCATGGTTATTGATTACTTGGACCCCACTCCAACTTATAGACTACAACAACTACGTCATACTTTGAAAAGTATTCATGGTATTGAGTTACCAAACAATCTCAGTGAGAGCAAAATACATGCTTTGATCTCGGAAACACAACAGGCCCGAGATACTGTGATTGAAAACAGCAGCTTTAACAGCTATCTCAGCAATCCTGAATACATTAAAAGCATGCTGATTTTGGAAGCTTTGGCTATTACTCTTCGGGAAGTAAGTCCTGGACGCAAGAAGAAAACCCCTGTAAAAGAAGCCCTTGATGCTCCTGCCAGCAAGGAACAGCAACGTTTGGCATTTGCTCGCAAACTTGAACAGTTTGCCATGCATGTTGTCCCTGCCAGTAAAACTGGCAAGCTCAGCAATGAAGAAAAGCAACAGCAAGAACAACGCGATTTGTTCATTGTTGCTCTGCAAACTATAGCAGATAAACTACAGCATGTGGGCACAGCCTTTGCCAAAGAGCAAGCAACCCAACTGACAACACTCGAGCGTGATATTGTCAAGCTCATGCGCCATGCTGATCAAGCTGGCATGTTAGATGATGTAACTGATAAAATCAAGACTCGTGTAGTCAACAAAGGGGTTGAGCTTTATGGCCCAGCTTTGCTAGCACAGCGTGAAGAGCTACGCGGTGATCCCGAAATACGTCGCGGCGACTGGGAAGTGGAAAAAGAAATTGAAAAAGAGAAAGAGCAGCCCATGGACAAAAAGGCTAAAAAGTCAGTAAAAGAAACCGATATGATTCACAGTCGTCGTGAAGTTACACCGGAAGGCAATGAGTTTGTAAAAGCACGCCTTGACGCTATCAAATCAGGTAAAAAACACTTCACAGTTGCTGGCAAGACTTTCCAAGTAACTGGCGACACACGTGATGAACTTGCAAAAGTTGATGAAAATGTGCTGGGAGAAATGCATGACAGTTTGGAGTTTGACGTAGACGTTGAACGTGACCCACATACTGATGTCAAGCATTATGAATATCAAGCTAGCATGACCCGCAGCGAACTTTATCGCAATGCCAAGTATGCCATGAGCATGATGAATCAAATACAAGTTAACGAAGAAATTGAGCCTTGGATAGCTGGTGCATTGACCAAGTCAGCCAACTACCTTGACAAAATTTATCACTACCTTGACTACTACAAGACTTTTGAGCCTGAACAACTTCCCGAAGACCTTGATGGTGACATGGAACTTGGCGAAACATCCGGCAGTGTTACACGCCAAAATCTCATGATGATTGTGGAATACAGCACCAAGTTGTTTGAAATGATCAAGCCAGGAGATCATCTCGAAGGTTGGGTGGCCATGAAGCTTACCACAGCAAGCGAATGCATTAGCAGCGCCAAGCATTATTTAGACTACAAGCAGTTTGAAATGCATGCCCTGGATGATCACTTTAGTGACGCTCGTGCCGGCAAAAGCCGCCACCTTGCCGAGCAACGCCTGCGCCGTGCAAACCTCATGGAACAGCAAGACCTAGCTCAAGCAGAAACACTGTTGGCAGCTAAAGATTTAAGCAATCAACTTCAACAAACTGCTGAAAAGATTGCCAAGATGAGCGTGGAAGATCTCATGCCCTTGGTAGACGTCATGCGCGAACAGTTTGGCCCTGAAGCTGCACAAGGTTTCAATGACACTGTAAAAGCCAGTTTGGAATCACTATTAAGCACTACAACTGAAACAAAAGAACAAGTTGACACCAGCATTGAAACCCTGCAACAAGGTGGAATACCTGGTCAACAAGCAGAAGCACCAGCCCCTGATGTTGAACTAGCTGGAGAAGAAACTCCTGGTGAAGATGAACTAGATGAACCTCCTGCAGAAGCACCTGGTGGTGAAGAACCACTGGGCCGCAGCAAAAAGAATGACTTGGCAGAAGCATGGGACGATGACTGGGGCAGTGACGAAGATCCTGAAGATGACGGCATGGGTATGAAAGAAGACCTAAGTCCCGACGAACGTAAAGAACAGGAAAGAATGGAACGTGAGTTTTTGGCACGTGGTGGGAACGTTACGCAGGGCCCTGCAAAACGTGCACGCGGAGCGGAAAAATCACAAAGGACCAGAGGTGGGCACATTCCACGGACAGGGACTGCACAAGCTGCTGCACCTACACTTGCATACGGTAAACTAAAAGAAAATAGTTTAATGGGAGCAAATCCTTATGAAATAATGGACTATGATCGTTTAAAGCAAAAAGCTGCTAGTGATTCCAAGGCACGTCAAGAACTTGCACGTCGTGGACCGCAACCTACTCCTAGCCTGGATATGAAGCCCAGCGCAACTGGTGTAAGCAATCCCTACGACATTGCAAGCGATCAGCGTTTGCAACAACTAGCTGCTAAAGGCGACGCAAACGCAAATAAGGAACTGCAACGTCGTAAAACATCAGGATTACCAGAAGCTCAGTTGCAAGAAGTTGCGCCTCCTGGTGAAAAAGCCGAACGTTTTATACGCCAAAACAAAGAAAAGTTCCGCAAACAATACGGTGATCGTGCTGAAGAAGTCCTGTATTCCACAGCTTGGAAACAGTTCGGCAAAAAAGAAGAAAGCTATACACGCAACCAAGTTCGTTTGGAAACACTCAAAAAGCACATTGGTAGCTTGCAAAAAACTCTTCAAGAACATCGCCAAACATGGAAACAACAGCTTAGCGAAGGCACTGTAGTTGATCCCCTGAATGTAGGTTACGGTTTGGAAGGTGAAGTTGTTGCAGGTAAAATTGCCCAAGCTCAACAACATCAACGTAAAGTTGAAACTTGGCTGGCAGCTTATCGCAATCAAGGCATTCACAAGCTACAAGAACAAGTTGCCACTGTGCTGCAAATCCGCAAACTGGTGCAAGCTAAAAAACAAGCACCATGGGGATTGGCTTATCAAGACCAGCAAGGTCAACAACAGCAGAAGTTTTTTGAAAGCCGTGCCAATGCCAAATTTTGGCGTGATTTAAATGCAAAAGATATCAAAGTTTTGCAAATGTTTGGTCCCAGAGACTTTGATAAAAAGATAACCAAGTTACAGGGCACCCTGTAACGTGCGTATTAGTGAAATTTTGTGCGAGGACATTGAAACTGAAGTCGCACAAAGTTTAAAACAGATGTTCATACCTTACCTTGCTAATAAAACCAGCAAGGTAAGCATGGACTTGGTTCTCAAACACATGAAAGAACTGCACGGGCAAGATTACGACGTTAGCCCGGAATGGGTCATGAACGCTCTAACAGGTGCTGATTTTGTCAAGAGAGTGACACCTGATCATGTGTATCTGGATGTTGGCACCCCGGAATCTATTACCAGTGCTGATGAATCAGAAAAAGCGCGAGATCATGTAGCTAAAATGGCTAAAAAATCACGCAAGATTTAACGTGTGACTTTTCATAAAGCATGTAGTAAGCTAGCTTATGCAACTTAATCCTGTCTATTCCTACAGCAAACTTGAACGTGGCACAAATGACCAAGGTCAACGTCGTTATCTAACTCCCGACGGCAATAAACTTGCCAGTGTGACAACTATTTTAGAGGCTACCAAACCTCTAGAAGCTAGACAAGCACTTGCTGCTTGGAAACGACGCATGGGTGCTCAGAAAGCACAAGCTATTACCACCGAGGCTGCCACTCGCGGCACTATCATGCACAACTATCTGGAAAAAACACTGCTGGGCTTAAATCCACAATCCGGCACAAACATCTACCACAAGCAGGGCTGGGACATGGCACAGACCCTGATAGAAAACTATCTTCGCCCCAACCTAAACGAAGTTTGGGGGTTGGAAGCCAACTTATATTATCCCGAGCTTTACGCAGGAACAACCGACTGCTGCGGAAATTGGGCTGGCCAGCCCAGCATTGTGGACTTCAAACAAAGCAACCGTCCCAAAACCAACGAGCGGGTGTTTGATTACAAGCTACAGCTGGTAGCATATGCACATTGTCACAATGCTATGTTTGGCACGGATATTCGTCAAGGTGTGATTGTCATGTGCACGCCACAACTAGAGCACCAGTGTTGGGTGCTAAAAGATCAAGAGTTTGACGATATCAGCCAGCTGTGGTGGCAGCGTGTGGCTGAATTTTACAAGATCTAGCTCAAGCCGCAGCTAGCTTTTGGGCTTGAGCTACATGTTTGCACGCCCGGTTGAACTGTCCTGCCACGCAATTGCAACGCCAGTTTCCACGAACCTTGCTGACAGTGTAGGTTGCACCGCGGCTGCCTGCAATCTGCCATTCCTGTGGCTTGGCAGTAACCTCAGCAGATAGAGCTACCTTTTCAGTACGACCGTTCTGCGTGATGCTGACCACATCGCTCCAACGGATCACACGCATGGGAACCCATCGCGAGCCAGTCATACAAAAGCTGTGCTCAGGGACCCAGTCCGGGCTTGACATGATCTTGCCCTCTAGTTCGTCAGTAGCAGGCCTCCAAACTAGCATGCCCTGCATGCGATTTTTGACCAAAACGGTGACAACGTCACCAACGCTGACCTGGGGTTTCTTGCTCATGTGCCCATGATAGCACAGTCAGCCGGTATGTCAACCAAAAAAATGCATGTGTTTGGGATAACCCACGCAGCATGTGTATGATATTAACAAACGTGGGGTAAATGTAAGCGCATTACAGCCCTACCTTTAATAAATATCCAACATGGAGATCCCACTAGCATGACTATTGTAGTTACCAGCCAAATTCAGCACCGTAGAGGTTTGCGTAGCGATTTACCCGTTCAACTTAGCGAAGGCGAGTTGGGTTGGTGCTTGGACACCCGCCAGTTGTTTATAGGCAACAGTGATGGATTTGGAGACAACACTGAAATCATCACGCAGTTTAGTCAAGATGTTTTAAGCAATGTCAATGTTTTAGCTACCAATACAACATTTGCTAGAGTTCTTGCCGACAGATTTGCTGACGTTTTCAATGTAAAAGATTTTGGTGCAACTGGTGTTTTTGCACAAGATGCAACTGGTGCTGTGCAAGCAGCGGTTAATGCAGCGTTGGCAGCAGATCGAGCCACAGTGTATTTTCCATCAGGTCAGTATAAGGTAGGAGCCATCACTATTGGTCCCAATATCACTATAGTGGGTGATGGAACTGGTGTAAGTGAAGTTTATGCTAGAGACTCTGGTCAAGATATATTCACATACACAGAAACTACAGTTACAAACACAAATATAAACATCAGCCAACTATCGTTTATCAGTCAGAATCCCGGAGCAGGCACAGCAGTATATATTTCAGGCACAGATGCTGCCATCCGCGTTGTTTATATTAGAATAACTGATTGCGAATTTGGTTTATTAAACAAAGCTGTGCATTTGCGTTTTTCTGCAAATATTTGGTTGAACAATCTTCAAGCGCAAAGTTGCACTACTCCCTATTACATAGACACCTGCGGTGACGTGAACTTCAACAGTTGTCATGCACAAAACGGCACAGGATATGGATACACTCTTATTCAAAGCGAGTCTCCACGGGGACCTTCTAGTGAAGGACAACGGTTGATCAACTGTGAATCTAATGGTCAAAAAGGCATTTATGCCAACGAAATTCACTGGGCAAATGTAATTGGCGGCAGCTTTACCAGTGGATTCCCCTCGGGCACAACACCCACGCCCACAAGTGATCCCATGGTTGATTTGGTGAACTGTGCAAACTGGAGATTCCAAGGCACTGACATTTCCTTTGCAGGAACAGGTGGATACTGGGGACCGGGCTTGCACACTGACAGCGATTGCGAAAGAATACAAGTTACTGGTTGCTTTATTGCGCTAAACACCTATGCTGCCAATATAGATGGTCGTTGGAATACTGTTACTGGTTGTGTATTCAGTCCCAATGGAACAAGTGACATTGATGTAAAAGGCAAATATACCACAATAACAGGCAACACTTGTGCAAGTGCAATAACACCCAATATTACCGAAAGCGGCACTGCCGACTACAATAACTTTGTGGGTAACATATGTAACGATGGATTGATTACTACAGGGGCTAATACTATAGTTGGTACTAATATTACATCTCACCCTAATACTTAATCCAACCGCAGTTGCCAAGAGAAATAAACATGTCAGTTGTTAACGGCACTTCCTGGAGTCAAGTAGACTTTGTGCAAGGAAGTGAGCACAGATTGTCATCTTGGAAAAAATTACGTCGAGAGTTGACACCAGATCTTTCAGATCAAGATTGGCTGGAAAAGATTGTTGATTTTTGGAGTTTGGCTCCACTAAAACCTCGTGTTTTAGATTACAGTCAACTTGGCACTTGGCCCAATCCTTGGCAGCTTTTAGATCAAGGTGATTTTGATGAGAACAGCGTGAGTTTGGGTATGTTTTATACCTGTGCGTTGTCCCAAGACTCACGTTGGCAACCTCATGATTTGGAACTTTTATTGCTGCGTGACACGCAACAGCATCAAGAACAACTGGCAGTTTGCATTGCAAACACATGGTTGATAGGATGGGAATACCGCAAGATTAAATCTTGGCAACCACCACGAAACAATGTTATTTTACAGAATCGTTGGCGCTGTGACTTAGAAAAATACCTACCTGTGCCAGTTTAAACATCGGAATTTACATGCCTTGCGTAAGCAAGGCACCACTGTCTATAATCTACTGTGAAAGGCATCACTTATATGACGTCAATGAAACAAATAAATGTTATTAAAAGAAGCGGCAAGAGAGAACCACTATTAATTGAAAAATGGCAAGCGCAGATTGGCAAAATCTGTCGTGGGATAAGTGATGTGAGCCAAAGCATGATTGAAATTCGTGCTCAACCACAGTTTTACGATGGGATTACCACCAAGGAAATTGACGAGGTCACATTACGTGCAATAGTCAACTTGATTGACGTAGAGCAAGATCCTGATTTAGCACATGTGAACTATCAGTATGTTGCTGGCAAGCATCGAGTCAGCATGCTGAGAAAAGACGTGTATGGTGGGTATGAACCACCGCATCTTGTGGACATTGTCAAGAAAAATGTAGCTTTAGGGCTATATACACCAGAACTTCTTGAATGGTATAGTCAAGACGACTGGGACAAAATGAATGACATGCTTGATCACAGCAAGGATGAAAGCTACAGTTATGCTGCCATCGAACAACTTATCGACAAATATCTAGTTCGCAATCGCGCAACTCGGCAAGTTTACGAAACACCACAAGTGCGCTATATTATTGCAGCCGCCACGGTGTTTCATCGTGAAGGTCCGGAAAATGCACGCTTGCGATATATTCGCGAATATTACAATTGCGCAAGCGATGGCCTATTCACACTAGCAACACCTGTGCTAGCAGGCTTGGGCACACCTACCAAACAGTTCAGCAGTTGTGTGCTTATTCGCAGCGACGACAATCTCGACAGCATTTTCGCCAGTGGCGAAATGATGGCCAAATACGCCAGCAAGCGTGCAGGCATTGGTCTAGAAATGGGACGCATGCGACCTCTGGGCAGCGAGATTCGCGGTGGCGAAATCATGCACACTGGTGTTGTGCCGTTTTTGAAGAAATGGTTTGGTGA